GTAGTTATCCCTAACTGTCTACCCTTTAATATCACAAAGAAATGAATATCATCCTGTAGACCCTTAGCTATCTCATCCATAATATATGTCTGAGTACCTAATAACCTATCCATCTTCCTGAGACCATGTTCCTTAGTCTCTATTTTAAGTTCACTACAGAACTTGTAGAACTGAGCTAGATTAAATGACATGGATTTTTCTATGGGGGGAGAACGGTTGGGTGCACGCACACACGGGGGTCAAGACCCACCTCATGGCGCCACGGGATCGGTGAATGGTAGCACGGCTTGATCGGTAGAGCCCCATCCCATGCCAGCGTCAGGGTGCGAGCGTAGGCGTGGAGCGGCAGCTAGTGAGCGCGTAGAGCAGGGAAGCAGAGCAGAGCAGTGTCCCATGTGTCCCGTGTAAGAAGATTGTCCCGAAACGTAAGAACGAAAGATGTGGCATTCACCCTGCCAATACCCCAGACTGGTGTCGGACTAGATCTATAGACCACTACCCTAGTTACCTATATACATATATAGGACACTATACAGTAGAGACAGGTAAGTACTGTATGGATGTACATTAGGGAAAGTACCTAGTAAAAAAAAAGGATTATCGGTTGACAGGTAATAATCGGTAGTGCATTATGTGATCACTGACTAGCGTTAGTCAGATAATCTTATCTAGGAGTTGCCATGTACGCTCATATTTTCAAAGTTCAAGCGGGTTATCAGTTGATCGTGTCTGTGAACAATGATATCTGTGCCGGTACGGTAAGCATCAGAGTTTATGCTGACAAGCGGTCTGCAAAAGCTGCGGCCAAGCGGTTGGGTGCGAAGCCTTGGAACTACTGATCTGCTGACAACGCGAAACCCTCGAAAGAGGGTCTACCGGTAGTGCCGGTACTGATGAGCGTAATCTAATCTACTAAGAGGTATGGCAATGAGCAATTATGAGAATCTGGCTAATGCATGGGCGATCCGTCTAGACAAACCGTTTGATATAGATCCGGAAGGAATGTTCCGTTGTTTGCAACTAGTGGAGGCCTTGTTCTCGGGGGTTTACCCGGAGACGATAGAGTCTATCGAGATTGATCCTCATTCGTTCGCTGAGAGAGTTTCTACTTATCGTCATGCCATGGCTAACCAACATCAGGAAGAATTATAAAAAGTTTCAGTTGACAGGGGGATAACCTCCACCTCATAATCTTCTCACCTTATCTTATCTGGTCACCATTATGAGCAACATAAATCCTACTGCACAAGAGCTGCTGGACCTGCTGCTGGATGGTGATCCAGTTGTGTGGCACATCTCACGGGAAGGTGACGACATTCGAGTTGTTGCCACTATGGAAGACGGAACATCTCGACCTATAGCCGTCCCTCTGGTAAGCCCTACAAGCGATTCTGATCCTTGCAGGTAGGGTAGCCTCACCTGAACCCTTTTCGCCTCACTGAGAGGCTTCTACCGCCCTTTTCAGGGCATTACCATCGGAGAGTGTATGTTGTACGAAGAACTTAGAGCAAAAGCAGCCGAGATCCTGGCGCAAGCAGAGCAGGTTAAGGCCGAGGAGAGACAGAAAACAATTGACACTGTGCGTGTCATGATCTCCACCTACGGGATCACTGATAAAGACCTGAAACTGGATAAGTCTCCCAAGGCTAAGTCAGGACCTAAGCCTGGGAACAAGGTGTCCCCTAAGTATCGAGACCCAGCTAGTGGCGCCACATGGTCCGGCAGGGGCAAGACCCCGCGTTGGATCAATGGTGCTGATAGGTCCCAGTACGCTATCTAACCCGCATAGAGTCTAGATTCTGGGTCCGGGTGATCCGGAATCTAGGCCCGTAAAATCAGGAATCTTATATTATGAACCCCAATATTATATTGCAAGTGCTTTTAGTCTCCACATTCTCTCTCGGAATAGTTGGTGCAGCTATAGATGATCGCCACTTGTGCGCTATCGGTCTTGTTACTGCATTCGTGTGTGCCGTGCTACTGGTTGGGAGGGACAAAGAATGAGAGGACAATGGATCATTAAAGAGGTTTATTTCGAGGATGGTTTCCCCAAGATCATCAGAGACTTGAAACCAGAGACCCCATACACCACCCTTACCGATCGGGAAGAATTGGCAGAAAAGCCCGTAGATGCAGAAGAACCATTACCGATCGGGAAACTAGGAGAAACCCATCATGAATGACTATCAGATGATGCAGATCTGGAGAGGGATTAAATATCCCCAGAAAGAAGTAGAGCAGAAGGTTCTTGAATTCGGCAGGCAGGTCATGCACGAGTCGTCAGATCACTACTACCAGCTCGGCAGGCAGGAAGCATTTCAGGCCATGAAGCCGGTATTGCTGAAGGCCCTGAGTGCCCTTGACTCTGCTCACTACATTCTGATGATTCAACCCGTGACCCCACGGGAAGAAGCACTGGCAGTAGATGACGCTATCAAGCACCTGAGTTCCATCTTGGAGGTTCTATGACCCCTGATTGTTTTCCATCTCGCGCCAAGTATCTGGAGTGGGTCCACTCTGCCCGGATGTCACCACCCTCTGGCGGTCATGAGTACTGCGAAGACTGCACCTTCAAATATCAGAGTGAGATGATCAAGCAGGGTAGATGTCAGTACCCTGGAACTACGTTCGTAGAGTACGGAGAAGGTAGAGACCTCTGCACTGTCGGACGCAGGCCGTATCACGTTGTCCACAAGCTCAAGCAGATTGCAATTTATGGTGTAAAGTAAGGTTTGTTCGTTGTGTTCTCCTCTCTGCCACCTAGGCAGTTCTACCCAGTCCTTGTACTGGGTTTTTTTTTGTGTTAGGGTTTACCCTGTTGCCGTGGTAAGCGACAGAGAAGACTTACTCATGCATCCTCCCCATCGCCGGGGTTACCACAGGGTGCAGCAGTAAGTCTTTTTTTTCGCCCACACAACCGCACTCCTCGCGTTAGCGGTGCACCTAAATGGGTGGCAGGGAAGGAAACATCGGCCAGGGATTACCACCCTCTGCGAGCCGCGCAGCGTTCCAGAGCGACTGCAAAAGCACTAGCCCTCCTGGGTGGTCTCAGGTCTGGTGTGAGTGAATCTGGCGTCAAGCGTGCGCTGGTAGAGCTCCAAGTGTGGCCCTACGGGCGGGGTGGTTGGTCATACCACCTTGGATATACTATTGTCTAAATCTTATATATGTAGAGGTGATATGAATGAGTTGGCTCTTTTCGCAGGCGCTGGTGGAGGAATACTCGGAGGACATCTCCTCGGCTGGAGAACCATCTGTGCAGTCGAGTGGGAACCCTACGCAGCTTGCGTACTTGCCGCTAGACAGAATGACGGCATTCTCCCGCCTTTCCCGATTTGGGATGACGTTCAAACCTTTGACGGAAAGCCTTGGGCAGGACGTGTTGACATCGTTTCTGGAGGATTTCCCTGTCAAGACATCTCAACAGCAGGAGGTGGAGACGGCCTGGAAGGAGAGCGATCCGGAATGTGGTCACACATGGCTAGAATTGTTGGCGAGGTTCGACCCCGATACGTTTATGTGGAAAACTCCCCAATGCTCACTTCTCGAGGATTACACCGAGTTCTTGGAGACCTGTCCGAAATGGGGTTTGATGCAAGATGGGGTGTTGTATCAGCAGCAGAGTGCGGCGCTCCCCACCGAAGAGACAGGATCTGGATTCTGGCCAACTCCCGTGGCATCAGATTGCAAGGGCGGGAAGTCGAACACGGTTCACTACAAAAACCAGAGATTCGTAAGGATCAGCCAGACTACAGGCACAGAGTTTGGGGCGAAGCTGTCAGCCTCGTATCAGTTGATGACTGGAAATCCTTTGCCGGAAAGTTTTTCCGAGTGGATGATGGGTTGGCCTCCAGGGTGGACAGACTTAAAGCCATTGGGAACGGACAAGTTCCTGCTGTGGCAGCAACAGCATTCAGACTTCTAGGGGGTTGACACTCCTTTTTTTTTCTGTTCTAGTCGTGTCTCTCGTTAATCTTATCTATAGGTGATCTTATGAAACTGTGCATCCACTGCAAACATCTCCTGCCCCGCGATGGGGACCCGGACTACGCACTAGCTAAGTGCGCTGCATTCTTCAACATTCACCCAGTCTCTGGGGCCAAACTCTACTCTTACGCCTACAACCAACGGATGTTCCTTATGACTCCTGGTGAGGGAAAGTGTGGAGAAACGGCTGTTTTCTGGGAACCGAAAGAGGAGATCAATGATGAGTGACTTCAGCCCAGAGATCCGCAACAGTGCTTGGTGGTCAGGTGATAGCCGTATGGCCGCTAATGGCCGTGCAGCAGAAGCTATCCTAGTTAAGCAGGGCAAGATCATTCCTGAAGACATCTCCGATAAGGAGAACGTCAAGATGGGTCATGTGATGCAGCCAGTGATCGGCAGGCTCGTGCAGGACCGTCTGCAAGTGGAGCTGAAGGACGCTGACTATGCGATGTCACATCCCAAAGAACCCTGGCTACGTTCTCACTTCGACTTCATCTCTGCTGATGGCAGTTTCCTAGTCGAGGCCAAGAACTACAACGGGTCACAAAGAAAGAAGTTCGATGAGTCCGGGATCATGCCTGACGCTGATCGTATCCAGTGTATCCACGAGGCTACAGTCCACGGTATCAGCAAGGTCTATCTGGCTGTCCTGCTGGGAGGCCAGGAGCTACAAGTAATTCCTGTCGATGTCACTCCTGACATGATGCTTGACCATGTGAAGTGGTGTGCCAAGTGGTGGGGGTATGTTGCATCTAAGACAGAACCTGAACCTGAGACTATTGAGCAGGCAAGGTTGCTGTTTCCCCAGTCTGAGGCTTCTGTAGCTACTGCTAATGCTGAACTTGAATCTATCCTTGCTAGGCTTTCTAGCCTTACAGAACAGCGTAAGAGCATCGAAGACGCAGAGGAGCAGCACAAGTTAGCAGTGATGCGTTTTATGCGTGACAGGGACGTTCTAACGGCGGTTGATGGTAGTGTGTTGGCAACTTGGAAGTCAGCCAAAGGCAGCAGGAAGTTTGATGCCACTGCTTTCAAGGAAGCCTATCCTCAGATGTACGATCAGTTTGTCCGGGAGGTTCCCGGATCTAGAAGGTTCCTTATCAAATGAATGAAGAGTCGGTCAATGACGATGATGTGTGGCACTTGTACAGAGCACTTGCGATGGCCGCATTTATCATCAAACGAGAGAATCCCTATCATCACCAGTCTAAGCAGATGATTAGGGACTCAGCTTCTGAATATGCCAATCTTATGTTAGAGGGACTTGAACATGAGCCAGTTAATCACCGTTGATCAAATCCAGACGATGGCTAATGCTGTCGTTAAATCACAACTATTTGGGATGAAAACCGTCGAGCAGGCAACTGCTCTGATGCTGATCGCCCAGGCTGAAGGCTATCACCCTGCTCTCGCAGCGCGTGACTATCACATCATCCAAGGTCGACCAACCTTGAAGGCAGAAACCATGATGGCAAGGTTTCAGCAGCAAGGTGGCAAGGTTGACTGGAAGACCTTAACCGACGAGGAAGTCACCGCTACCTTCTCTCACCCTAGTGGTGGGTCTGCGACGATCACCTGGACGTTTGATCAGGCCAAGCGAGCAGGGTTAACCGGCAAGGACAACTGGAAGAACTATCCTCGTGCGATGCTGCGTGCAAGGGTGGTATCGGAAGGTATCAGGACGGTCTTTCCCGGTGTCGTGCTGGGCGTCTACACGCCTGAGGAAGTGCAGGACATACCTACGACACCAAAGAGCCGTGATATGGGTACGGTGGACGTTGTAGAGGCCGTGGAAGAGGAGAAGGTAGACCATCCCTTTTCACTCTTTCTCGCAGACGGATCTGTCTACAAGGGCTACCCGGATTTCCCCGAGTACATGGAGGGCATTAGGTCTATGGTTGCGAAGATAACCAATAGCACCAAGTTCAACGAGGAAGAGAAGAAGCAGAAGATCACCAGTCTTCTTACCGCCAACAGCAAGCAGATAGATTCCCTGCCTGCTCTGTCCAAGGTTCAGCTCAAGGCTGCTCTTATCGGGGAGGGATCGAACCTCCCAAACGCAATACGGGAACCGTCAGACCAGGAGATATCAGAGGAACTGTGAGCGGTTTCCATCGTATAGGTCATATCAACATCAGAGGTTTTAATGAGCTACGGAAAAAACGAATATCCAGTGACCCCCGGCAAAACAATTCTTTTCTCGAAAGATCCCTCCCAAAAGAAGAACCCTAATTCTCCTGACTGGGATGGTGATTTAGTTCTCACCAGATCATATACAGAAGGTCAAACCCTCAAACTATCTATCTGGAAGTCTATGGCTAGGAACGGGAAAGAGTACTTTACTGTCAAAGAAAATACCTACTTCAAAGACAAGGAGCTGACCGATAATGCTCCCAAGGAAGTGCCTGCTTCATACAAGCCTTATGGCGGGACATTCAAGAAGCAGGTGGATGACGATAGCGACGTACCTTTCTGATGACTCCTACCCAGAGGTCTTTAGAGTACCTGCGTGAGCAGGGTTATCTCTGCGCCATAGTCGAGAAGTGGAATCCACACGCTCGTATACGGCAGGATCTCTGGGGTTGGTGCGACATCTTGGCTATCCGCAAGAATGAGGTTCTGGCAGTCCAGGTCACTGCATCTGGAGTGTCAGACCGTATCAAGAAGATCACTGCATCTGAGACCGTTGGGCCTGTCAGAGAAGCAGGGATCAGGATAGAAGTACACGGGTGGCGGAAGAACTCCGCTGGTAAATATGTAATGAGGATTGAGGATATATCATGATAGAAGGAATGACACTTAAAGACTGGTTTGCTGGTCAAGCATTGGCTTCAATGGCTGTTTATATAAAAGACGGAGAGACTTTTCCATCTGATATGGCAGAAATTGCTTATATGTATGCAGATGAGATGATGTTTGAAAAATTCAAACTTGAAGAGGAGGCTAAATCTATAAAAATAGAATGGATGAATAAAATTGCAGAAAGAGATCGAGAAAGATTATCTAAATCACTAAAAAAATTGGGAGATATTGGCAATGACTAGTCTATTTATTGCCACACCCATGTACGGTGGGATGTGCACAGGCTTCTACCTGCAATCAATGCTTGCACTCGTGAGCATTGCCAAGCAGGCAGAGGTTGAAGTCTCCTGCTCTTTCATGTTCAACGAGTCATTGATTCAGCGAGCCAGGAACGGTCTAGCACACCAGTTCTTGAAGACTGAATGCACTCACCTGATGTTCATCGACGCAGACATTAGGTTTGATGCCAACGACATTCTGTCAATGGTTGCAGCAGACAAGGACATCATCTGCGGGTTGTATCCCAAGAAAGAAATCAACTGGCATCAGGTAGCGTTATCAGCCGCTGCTGGTGTGCCAGTAGATCAGCTCAAGAACCACACGGGTGCGATGGTGGTTAACTTAGTAGGCCAAGAGGGGGAAGTGATTGTTCCTCAAAATGAACCGCTGGAGATCGTCAACGGTGGGACGGGATTCATGCTTATCAAGCGTGACGTATTCGTCGGCCTGAAGCCATTCGTAGCCACCTATCACAACGATGTGTTGGACACGGCAGGCACGTTCAAGCCAGACCTTATGCACGAGTTCTTCCCCGTCATGGTCGAGAATTCAAGGCTTCTTTCTGAGGACTTCGCGTTTTGCACAATTGCAAGAAAGCAGGGGTATAACATCTATGCCGCACCCTGGGTACGCCTGGGACATTACGGCAGCTACCTTTTTGAAGGTTCCCTAATCCCTGCACCTTAACGGAGTTTGTTATGAAAGATCAGATACTTGACGCAATTGGTGGTTCAGAGCCTGTTGATGCGCTGAACTCACTTTTCTCGGTTGCGTTCCTCGTCGCCAAGGCTTCGAACATCAGCGAGTTCACCTTGGGAAGCTTCTTCTCGTCCACTATTGACGCCCTCTTCCAGGCGCATGAGGAAGATGACGAGGAAGAGGACGAAGAAGAGGAAGAGGACGAAGAAGAAGAGATCGACGAACAAACCGTCTGATCCTTATTTTTTAGCCGTCCTGGCAGATCTGCGGAAGGCTTTGGCAGTTGGGTAACCCTTCTGCCCCGGCCTTTTCGCAGGAAGTCCAAGTTTTCTACGCCGGTTGATGTTGTAGTACAGACCTTTATTTGCCATCTCTGATACCTATAACGACTTGTCAGAAACTTTACCTGTTTTCTGACGATGAATAGTTGCTAACGACATCCCCATCTTCTCCTGGCTGCTTTCCCGCGCTCCCCCGTCCACCCTCTTGAACGGGCGCAGAAACTCTTGTGGCGTGGTCCTGACTTGGTAGGAGCTTGCAGGTTAGATCCCGCAGCACGAGCCTTAGCTCTACCCTTGGCAGTCAGTCCAGCACCACGGCTGGCAGGCAACTTCTCTCCCCTGCCAACGCTTAAATTTGGAAACTTCTTGCTCACAGTGTACTCACATCAATGAGTGACCCTCGGAAGTCAATGATACCCTCGTCGTGCTTACTCACCAACTCAGGCCACAACAACTTATTGTCTTTCATGGTCAGCACAGCAAAGCCAGACCGCCAGTTGACTGGACTATCTTCCAAGTAATCCAAGAACTGGGGGCCATCTATCTCTGCCAATGTTCCGGTATCGACCCCCCAACGGGTTCCCCGGTAATCTCCGTAGGGGGTACATTTCAGACTGTGCAAATGCCCAGTTACGATGCTAGTCCCTGACCCAACGGTGTTGTTGTGTGTTGCATGAATCCCACTTTTATACCTATGCTTAATAACAACATCATCCGACAGCCAACAGGTCCAGCAGGGATGCCATTTTGGAAAATGATCCTTGAGATTTGTACCCTGCACGTTCTCAAATTCTGGGGCAGCTTGAGCCAAACGTGTCTCAAAACGGCTATCGTGGTTTCCCAGCGGCCATACCAGTTGAGTATGGTGTCTTGCCTTCTCACAAGCCTCTTCAATCTCTCTCATGGCCTCCTGGCAGGCGTCTAACTCTTGCTTGACGCTTGGCCTATGCGTCCAACCTATGCGTGGAAATCTAGATATAGATGCACCATCGAAGATATCGCCATTGGCAACCACAACGTGCGGTTTAAGGGTGCTTATCGCCCATAAGAGGCCCTTGAAAGCAGTTGTGCGAATCCCCGGCCAGAAGTGTGCGTCTGAGAAGACTAGGGCTATCCCGTCTGTCAGACCGGCATGGTGTCTGGCCTTTTGTACATGAGACTTTATTCCTTGGCTGCTGAGTTCTACTTTCAGCCTCCCCTCTATTTGTCGCCTTTTAGTGTGAGCGTGTCGCTCAGACATACCTAATATTTTTGCCACCTTCATGGCACTGTTGTGCTGACCCCATAACTCAAGAAATTCTTGGTCAGAGATGATTGGCTTTTTTGCCATGATTCAGTCCCGTAGTACGGAACCTGTCAAATAGCACACAATTATTACAGAAGATCGGCTTCTGCTTGTCTGCGTTTTAATAATCCGGGCAAGACCTTACCGCCACCCTTGCACCACTTGAGAAGCTCCACCTTGGCTTCTTCCCAGTTCTGCTCGTTAATTTTCTTTTTGAGCGTGGAAGTCTGCAGCTTGCCCACACCCAGGTTGTAGCAGAAGTCGACTATGGCATTAAGCCTTCTTGTGTCTGTTATCAGTCCAGGACAGTGGCGCAAGGCTCCCGGTAAATATGTGTGCCTTAGTTCGTATTCCAATAGCGCCTGCGCTTCTGCTTGCGTCATTGGCGGATCTTCCAGAGTCACCTTCTTTCCGTTGCTGTACCGAGTCGAACCGAAACCAATTGTTGGGATCGAGGCAGGACAGAGGTACGGCGACCCTCGGAAACCTTCGAAACGCTGGCATAACGATACCGCTATAGAGAGATCAAAGTCCACGCTTGGAGAGCGTCCTGTCGAGGAACCAGTAGTTCAACGTGCCAGACACGAGAGCAGAGAAGTCTGCACTCATCATTAGCTTGAAGACCTCTGTAGGCTCCATCCCGGTACGCCATGAAGAATATGCCATCCAGAGATGTACGCAGGACCAAACAAGCAAGATCCAGTAAGTGACAACAGGGCGCACACTAGCAGACAAGGAAGCAGCCCATCCGCCAGCAGCTTTAGCCATCTCAGTTTGAGATTCGATTGCTGCGTTAAACGCATTCATTACTCCTGCATCAACCGTAGCCTCGTGCTGTGCGCCGATCTCGGCCATCTTCTGCTGACCACGCTGCGCTTCTAACTCGCACTGCCGGTTGAACATCTCCAGCTCATGACCACGCTCGTTTTTCTTGTCTAGAAACTTTAGAACCTCTGGCGCCAGACGGAAGATACCGCCCAGCAGGGAACCAAAGATGCCACCAGACAAGAGTTCAAACATTACCTCATCCCCTCACCAGGAGTGACGTACACGTTAGCCGTTCCAGTCGCAGTGATAAAAGTGATGAAGACGTTTGCAGAGGAAGAGCACTGAGGTCCGCTCAACACCAGAGACTCTGCTGGCCGGATAGGAACACCGTAGTTTCCAGACGTGGCGTTGGCTACAGCAGCGTTGTTGCCGCTGGTTGCAGAGATCCTGACGTAGACAGGCTGACCAGTAGATGCAACCTCATGATTGACAAACAAATACTGAGCACAAGGGCTGTCAGCGTAGATGTTCGCACTCTGGTTTGTAGTGGTCCCAGACAGAACAAACGTCCTGCCCATAGGGTAGAAGGCTTGGTTGTAAGCCATCAGTAGATCCTCTTCCCGCCACCGCTGGTAGGACTCTGCTTGGTGTCATACGTCCCTTCGCAGAAAGGGATGATGGAACGGAAACCACCCTTAGGCAGTTGTCCTGGCTCCCAGCGAATCATGTCCCTGCTACCGTCACGCGGTAGTTGTGGACGCACAGACTTTGCAATCTGCTGGTTTAAATCATGGTCCCGTTGGTGGAGACGGCTCTTCATTTCGATACTCCTTGGCAGTGATCGTAAGGTAACAGAAGACAACGTAGATGCCGAGTGTTGCTACTCTTTCCCACGTTGGGTTCCACATTGTCCAGCATCCGAGACCACACGAGGTCAGCAGGGCTAGGATGGTAATAAGCCTGTCCGTCACTACGGTCAAGGCTAGTTTGATCAATTGAATGGCTTCCATATAGATTACTCATCGTCATCGTTCATAAAACCCGTACCCCAGTCAGAACCCTCGTCTTTCAGACGCAGAGCTTCCAACTTCAGCGCACGGTCAATAACCTTCATCTTAGCATCAAGACTGGCTTCCGGGTCTGAGATGGTCACGCGCAACATATCTGCGATAGCCTTTTCCAACTCTGTGCTGATGCCACGCTTCTTGCTCATCTCGTGGCTTCTACTAATGCAACACCAGCAGTTTCACCACCACGTTCAAGGGCTGGGACTCCATAACCCAAGATTGCATTTCTAATCAATCTGTCAGTAAAAGTGGTTCTAGTTGCCTGATCTATGGGCATAATAAACACTTCTTCAAGTTTACTGATCAATTTATTTGCATCAGATTTAGACATAAGATTGCTTGACACAAGGTTGTCTGCCATCAACTTCATGTCTGCAATGGCTCCCTTGAGGCTCTGATTAGCCCTGTCTGCAATGACTTGACCAACAGCACTGGCAAGTTTCTCTTTGCCGCCAGGAGTGCCAGAGATGATAGGAGCAATCGTTGACCACTCGTCACGAGTGCCACGCAACAAGAAATCAGCCACACGCTTGGGTTCAACGGTCTTCCCAAGGATTAGATCTGCTTTTTGCTGGGCTTCTTTTGTGATTGCACCGGCTTTCTCAGTCAATGGCTTTGCACGTTGACCTGCCTCTGTTTCACGAGCGGCTTGTGCAGCAGCAGCTTCTCTTTCAAGTCTTGCGGCTTCTTTGCTGACTTCTCCAGCACCAGCAGTGATATCCGCCTCTGTGCGGCCAATCACTCGTTCTGCTGCGCGTTCACCACGCTCTTCAATCTTGGGAGGAAGATCTACGGCCTGTCGTTCTAACTTGGCAGCAGCAGTCTCTGCTTTACGGGTTACACCACCGGCTTCTCTTTCTGCCTTTCTTTCCAAGGTTATTGCCTTCCTTCTTTCCTCGGTAGGCAAATTGCGAATTTGAGTACGCAAGGCTCCTGCAAGGTTTTCTCGTTTCTTGCCAACACGTTCAACAATTCCTGCTTGTTGTGCAAGATTATTTATCTCTTGTTCAAGCGCAGGAAATTTACCTATCCAGTCAGAAATGTTTCTGTCTTGAATCACAGACGAAATTTCTTTAGCACTTCCACCTTTGATCCGGTTGGCAATGAATGATCTTGCCAATTGTTCTGCTGCTTGAGGACCTGCAATTTTTGTTAGCTGGTCTACGCTGCCTGCGCTGTAGAACGCTTTGTCTGCTAGAGCGAACTCATCCGTAGAATATTTTCCAAAGTCTGATTCAGACTTACCAAGAATTGCCTGACCAAGTTTGCTTTTGAAATCATTCAATGGCTGAGAATCAGCTTTGTATTGCTCTAGGTACTTGCCAAACCCAGGCGAAAACTCTCTCTGAATCCTCTCAATTGACTCAGCGAGATCACCAGCGCGTTGCTGGCCTATGGCATCGTAGCCCTCTGCTGGCAATCCAAACGCACGGTCACGCAATTGACGTCTCATGTTCTCCAGTGCTTGGAAACTCAGAGGAGTGTAAGTAACAGTTGGGTTGCCTGCTTCATCTACACCTTGTTTACCAACACCGCGCCTGATCACATCTCTAATAGCAGTTAGACCTTTTAGTTCGTCAGGACCAACATTCAGCAATCCGGTTTCTGCGTTTTTGACTTTGTTGTCAATTAACGAAATTGCTTCTTTGTATGCTTTAGTTTCTTGGTATCTTTTACCAGACCTTTCTTTTGCGGCGGCTTCATCAAACGCTGCTGTCTTTAGCGTCTGTACGTTGCCCTCTCTCACTCCTTTGAGCCTGTTGAACTCACCCTCAAAGAATTGACGGATTGAACCACCCAATTCAGATGGCCTACGCTTTTCACCTAACTCACCAGCTTTTTGTTCAACCTCTTGAATTCTTTTTTGCATTTTCGGGCCAAGTCTGTCTCTGACGCCTTCCGTTTTAGTGACGCGACGCTGGGCCTCGTTGATAATATTATTGGCTTCTTGATCTGCTGTAGCCAAGATAGAGTTGGCTTCTTGCTCTGCTCTTGAGCGCAGTTCTGGTGCTTGGGTAGCGGCCTTGTCTCGCACTGCCTGGGCTAATTTCTTAGCCTGATCTCGCAGTTTGTTAGCTTCTGTCTCTGCACCAGCCCTCATCTTGTCAGCCGAAGCATTGAGTTGGCTTTGAAGCCTGCTAATTCTTGATGCGGTCTCTGCTGATGCCGGTCCAGCCTGGGACTGCGCCTGTGCAATCAGATCGTTTGCCTGTCGCTCTAGATCTGCTGATTGTGTTTCTGCCTGACGCAAGATGTTGTCTGCGCCCTGACGGAACATGGCAAATACATCCTTAGCTGGCTGGAAAGACTCAGCACCACCACGGATAGCGGTCAACTTATCATTTATAAATTGTTGTTGTTGTGCAGTAAGATTAAGTTCTTTGATGCCTTTGTCTTCTGCTATTTGACCAATTGTCCTTAACCCAGTTCCAACTGGCAACCCAGTTATTCTGTTTAATAACGCAGACAACCCATAACCACCAGCCTTGGTTAGCAACCTTGCTGGTTCTGCAATAATAGACGGACCAGCCATGCCGCCAACAAACCTTGCGGCTTCCTCTACTGGATAACTGTACCCCGCCGCCTCTGCTGCTTGACCGGCAGTTTCTCCTACTGCTCCACCGAATGCACCAGCGGCTCCCGTCCCTAATCTGCCTCTAATACCACGAGCGGCTTGCCCCGCTCTAAACAAAGGTGGCCCAGCAGGAGCGGTGGCAGGAAAAACAGAAGCGGCAGCGCCTAATCCAGTAAGAAATTCTGGAGCAACAAGTCCTGCAAGACCACCTACACCCGCTCCAGTTGCAACCCTTCGTCCACGTTCAAACAATCCAGGTTCTTTTTTCGTGGGCTTAGCAGAAGGTAGCCCAGAGGCAATTTCATCGTAAACATTAGCAGAAGAACTGGTTTCTTTACCTTCTGCAATATCATCATAAATGTTTGCCATTACAAATCTCGTCCGGTTCTTTGTTTGTAAGACGATTCTATTGATTTAACTCTTTTCCCTTTTTCTTCTTGGCTGAGTTGTGAGTTTTGTATTTTCAATATTGCCGCTTGAGCTTGAGATCTTTCGTCAGCATCAGAGCCACCAGGAGTCGCACCTGCTTGATCTATTCTTTGAGAAAGAGAGTCACCTGCTGCGGCACGTCTACCATAAAATTCTGGGTAAGCGTTTTTGTACCCTTCGTTTTGTTGTGTAAGTTCTTTTAAACCTTCTTGTACAGCATTTCTTACAGCAACGTAAGGTCTGTTTGCTGCCTGATACAACGGACGAAGAATTTCATCTTCTCTTTTTGTCAAAGATTTCCCTGCCGTTTCAAACTCTCCCCCTCTGAATTTTGCAAGAATTCTAATTGCTTTTATAGCATCTAAATCATCTTTGAAATACCATTCAGCGCCAGTTGGGCTATTCAAAGCAAGTGAAAGTTCATTGTATTTGCCTTCATTGTTCAATCGGTCCAATGTTGGCAACAACTCTTTCAAACTTGGAATCAAAGAATCCCTAGCTTCTACTCTTGTTAATATTTCTTTAGGCGGAGGTTTTACGGTCCCTTCTTTTTTTGCCCCGGCAGTAACACTTGATATTGGCGCAGCTGCGTTTGCCGTAGGAAGCGTTCGTGGGTCTGGCAATTGCACCATCTGACCATCTTGGATTCCCACTCTTGGAGCAGGCGGCTGACGCAAACTAGCAGACAATCTAATTTCATGTTCTCTTTGTATTGCCTTTCGTTCATCTTCCGCTATTTTTGCTGCAATCCTATCTTGCTGCATTGCTTGCGAGGATTGAATTGTCAATTGCTTTAAGTACAAATTATCACTTTGACGTTGCAGTTGACCTTCAATTTGATTGGTCTTTGTTTTTTGCAACTCTAATGATTTGTTAAGACTAGCAAGCTGGCCTTTAACAAGTTCAATAGTTGATTCAAGACCACGCCTGTTAGTGTTTTCTTGCAAAAATTGAGCTTCGTTTGCAGCAAGAGTTTCTCTAACTTTTAACTCTGCCGCTTGTTTGTTAAGAATAGCTTCTTTTCTGGCCTCTTCAAGTCCATCATTGATTGCAGATAATTTGGTCTGCAACAACTTGACGTTTGAATCAAACGCTTGTTTACGTTCTTTGTCGTATTGTTCTCTGCCTTTCCCAAACCCTTCTGCCATTCCGTTCATGGCAGACAGTGCTGCTTTTGCCGTGTTTTTGCTGTTTCCACCCAGAAGCATTCCTGTTGCACCTATGGTTGCAAACAGAACTCCCAGCATGGGAGCAGTGACTTCAGTAGGCACAAATGCGCTGTACTCGGCAATTTGTTTATTTGTTTCTTGTTTTTGTTTGTAAAGTGGACTACCTCTGATCTCACCTAACATTTTTGTGATAATTTCAGAATCTGCTTTTGACGCTTCTTTTTGTTGATTTGCTTTAAATACTTCCTGTTCATTTCTATAAGAAACTAAATTTGCAGCATATTGAGCAAGTTGGGTTGTAAAATTTCCAGTCTCTCCGAGCAGTCTTTCTTGTTCAGCGTAAGATTTGTCAAGCCTTGTTTGCCCAGAACGAACCTGTGCCTGCATAGTTCCAACATCATCTGGACCAAACCTTTTTGGAGCAGGAATCTTCACCAAAGACTGTGAAGTTTCTTTGGGAGTGCGAGCGGAATCAATCAGTGGTGAAATACCACCCATATCGGTTTTGAGCAAGTCAGGCAAAGCCATGATTACTTCCCAGCAGGTTGGGTAGACTGGATGATTGTAGGTGCTGCCAATCGAGTCAGGTTACCAAAGTATTGACCATACATCGCAGAGATCTCAGAGTCAGCACGGATACCCTCTTGGATAGCCTTCGCTGTGTACTGGTCTGCAATACCAGACAACTTTAACCCAAAGTCCTGCTGTGCCGCTAACAGACGGTTACGCAGATCTTCCTCTGCCCTCTGCTGCTGGGCGATACCTACGCCACCACGGGCAACACCAGCCTGGGCAGCACGAGCGCGTTGTGCCTCTAGAGCCTGTTGGTTAACCGGAGTCAACTCACCACGAGCGGCAGCGGCCTGCTGTGCCAGACCTTGCTCTTGATACGGTCTACCAATGTCACGGATCTGCTGTGCTGCCTGCTGTGAACCCTGACGAGCCTTGCGAGCTGTCAGTGCAGTCTGTAGACCACCTAGTGCACCTAGTCCTAGTCGAGCTTTGTCACCACCGGATAAAGACTCCAAGAAACTCTTCTCTGCTGGTTGAGCAGCGGGAGACGGTCCAGCAAGAGACGGACTGAACTCAGGACGAGTAATAGCAAATTGGCTAGGCGTGGGTTCTGGAGTTACACCTCTTGCAAAACCAGTGTCGAACGCTGGAGCGCCAGTAATCTCTGAAAACCTACCGGCGGGAAGGCTAAAGTCTGGTTGGGTATATTGTTCAGAATACTGAATAGGATTGTCGGCTGAAGGAACATCGTACCCACTAACGTATTCTTGCGGGTCTCGCTGTGCAATCAAACTATCCAAACCCTCTTCATCGTAGAACTCTGGTAATCCTGTTTCTGGATTCAAAGTTCCTGCACCACCTTGCTCACGCAGGAGTGCAGCCTCACGGGGGTTGATGTGCGCCAGGATCGTATCTCCGTTCCTGCCCTTGTCTTGCAGCAGACGGGCAATCTTGCGGAGATCTCCACCCATGCGGGTCATGTTGCGTAGTTCACTCATTTACAACCCCAGAGCGTCTTTGAGACGCAGTGATTTCTCATTCCAGACATTTTGCCTTTCTTTCCCAGAATCAACACCCTCTATAGCACCCGCTGGCCGGTAAGCCGCTAGAGCGTCTGCCAACAATCTAGCAGGACTTGCACCCGTGATTATAGGCGGTGCTCTCGGTCTCTTGGGAGGGGGAACACTAGTGACAGTAGGATATAACTTTTTGGGTTCTTCTTTGGGTTTGTCAGGTTCTTCTGCCTTCACTTCAGAAGGAGTGGGAGCCTCAACAACAGGTTCTTCTGGTTTTGCAGTGACAGTAACCTTATCTAACTCCGGAGGAGGAGCAATATCAACAAACGGATCTACTAGGTCTCTTTGACCCGTGACAGTGACTTTCTCTAACTCAGGAGTCGTTTGGGCGGCAGGAGGAGATATATCTACAAAAGGATCTACTAGATCACGCTGTCCAATGACGGTAACTTTATCTAAAGATGGTCCAGTAACAGGTGCAGGTGCAACTTCCGGAACTGGTGGAGCAATGTCCACAAATGGATCTACAAGATCTCTCTGTCCTAATACTGTTACTTTATCTAGCGCAGGAAGACCTTGAGTTGTATCTGGTCTGGGAATTGTTATTTCTGTTTCAACAGGTGCTGCGTTAGCCGTGTCTTTTTGTCCTTGAACAATAACTTTCTCTAACGCTTTAGGATCAACTGCTTGTGTTGGTTGTGCAGCAACTTTTTTTACCAGATCAAGATCGGTAACTACAGGAGCAACAGCAGGAGTGGTTGCAGCAATAGTTTGTGGAGCAAGTGCTGTCTCAGCGGCAGGTGCAGTAGCAGGTGCAACAGCAGGAGGTTGATCGGCTATAGGACCATAAGTCTGCTCATAGATTGCTTTGTCTATGGCGTATTGATTTAATTTCTCTTGATAGTCAGCAAGTTCTTTTTGCCTAGCAGCATCTGATTGAGTGACAGACTCAATTTCTCTGACAGCGGTTTCTTGTGCAGCGGCATCACTTGCAGGGGTAGATGCTGCTTGAAGTTGTTGTGCTGACTTATCAGGTTGATCTAACGTACCTATAGCAGTTGCAGCCGTGTTCAGAAGCGTCTGATCAACATTCCCGCCTGATGCTATGTACGTCCTAGCAGCAGTACCTATGATCTTGCCTGCGTCTGGATTGGGAACAACATCTTGAATACCAGCCCCAACACCGGCAGCAAATGCGTTAGTCAAGGCTTGATCTAGAGTTCCACCTTTGATGGCACTCCCTGCAACAGAACCAGTTACTGCGCCTGATACACCTCCACCCATGCCAAGGTTCAAACCTGAGGCTACTCCTGCACCAGCAGCAGCCTTGAGAACATCCTCTACGCTACCTCCTGCTGCCGCAGTAGATGCAGCAGACATAGCAGCAGCACCAACTCCAGCCGCAACGGCAGGAGCAACTCCAGTGATCCCAACCGCACTAAGGATTGCAGAACCAATGGTAGAACCAATACCAGGAACAGCAAAAGAAGCAACGGCAAGTGCTGCACCAAAAATCTGACCTAAATTGAACCCACCTTTGTCACCCGGCAACGGATAGTTCATAGGGTTGTAGACAGCCTCAAACCCTCGTTGAGTTTGCTTGACTGTCTTGGACTCAGGGTCTAGTGACCTTATCTCATCAACGTAAGTGTCAGCCATTACATACCCCCTGCCAACGAACCCATAGTCGCAAGCGCGGCCAAGGTCATGTAATTAACCTGCTCAGGTAATTCTTTCTCTGTGAGGATCTGGCTACCCAACAACTGCTCACGCAAGATCGCATACAAACTCTGATCCTGTATAGCTTCCTGTGCAACCTGCCCTATAGACGCCATAGTCCTAGCATCCAGACCATACTGCTGCATGAACTGCTGGGTTGCGGCCTGTGCTTGTTCCAGTTGAGGGTCCATTACAGTCCTAATACTTTAACAATCTGTTGATGGATGCTCAAATGTACTCCTATCCAATCATAGAAGTCATCTTCAACATTCCAATCTGCGTTGATCAACTGGAAAGGATTGTCTAAATTCAGTTGATTTGCCAATCTTTCATGTTCTTGGTTGTGAACAAACAACCAGTCATCTAAATTATCTGGGTCTGCATCTGTGATCGGATACTGAGGTATCAAGATTCCCTTGTCAGCCAACTGTTCGTAGAACAAACGGTGCTGTATACCGTTCTCAAACAGCATTACACCTAGACCATCTACGTCTCCAAACTCCACATACGATAAATTATCCATATCCATAGCGTGTCATTTCTTCAATCGTTCTTCCAAAATGACAATGCGTTCACGATTGACATGGATAAGATCTCTGTTGACTTGGATTTCTTTTTCAAGATCTTGACGCAATTTTTCTCTAGCCAGTTCCGCACCACTGTTGGCAGCTTGTTTATTGTCGC